ATTTTTTTTTTGCAAAATTTTTTTCTCTGAATTGTGATTGGCTCTCGTCGTTGAGGCTCGTCAATATATACTACCCACACTAGGGGAAAAATTTTTTTTTCGTACTAAATTTATATATATAAATTGAGTAACAGAAGTAGTCTATAGGTAATACTGGTCTATAGACTACCCAAATTGATGTTAGAACCATTAAAGTTAACAGCCATGGTCGTTCAACCTACAAGAGGATTCGCTATTACGAATTATGCTTTAAATACCGCTGAGGTATATGAAAGAAAGAAAGATAGGATCCGTTTCATCGCTTATGGAGAAGAAACTTGCCCTACTACTGGAAGGAAACATCATCAATGTTTTATGTATCTATGGAAACAAAGCTCTACTGGCGTTCGTGCTCTGAATAATATTGGAAAATGGTTTGCTACTGAGGAACAACAAGCTGCTCATGTTGAACCTATGCGTGGATCTTTTAGGGATAATGAAGCATACTGCTCTAAGGAAGGAACTTACACTAAGCTTGGCGAGGAACCCGCTCAAGGCTCTCGTGGTGACATTGTTGAAAATAAGGATATGATTGTGGATGGTACTCTTACTCCAGATGATATTGCTATGTCTGACCCGTCGCATTACCATTTGTATGGTCGTACTTATGAGAAATTGCATACAATTGCTTTGAGAAAGAAGTGGCGTACTGAAATGACTGAAGGTGTATGGTATTGGGGTGGTACAGGTGTTGGCAAGTCACATAAAGCTTTCGCCAACTATCATCCAGATACTCATTACATTAAGGATCTGAATACTCAGTGGTGGGATGGTTATAAAGGTCAAGAAATTGTTATTTTAAATGAATTTAGAGGTCAATTGAAGTTTAGTTCTTTATTGGAGTTAGTTGATAAATGGCCGCTCAATGTGTCATGTAGAAACAAAGAGTCTGTGCCATTCCTTGCTAAGAAGGTAATTGTTACAAGTAGTATGGTTCCTGAGGATGTTTACAAGAATGTTTTGAATGATAATATGAATCAGTTGCGTCGTCGCTTTTCTATTAGAGAGGTGGTACGTTTTAATATGTAATTGGTCTGCTTGGGGGAGCGTCCGCGCGTTCGTCAGCCCACAAGGGGCCTCCTCCGTGCTCCTGACGTGGCACGTTGCACTCGGCGTTTTCCATTCCCTAACAACCCTAACATTGACCCCCACGCTATGGTGGTTGGTCTGCTTAGTAAAATGGGGATCGGAATTTGATGTATGCATGTGCTGTGAGTGTACCAAATCTGACCCACTTAGCTAACGATGGGTATTCTTCCTCTGTTGCATCAAGAGAGTCAACTACCTGTCCTGCTAATTGTGGTTTTCTCATACGGATTACCATTGAGCCATTATCTAAGGGTTCGTAGTTTGCGGCATCATCGGTTTCAAGGTCGAATTCAGGTTTGTATTGGTACTTGGATTTTGGATTGGCATTTGGTGATGTAAGTAGAAGTCTTGGTGTAAATGTACGTGTCCATCCTTTGTATATTTTGTGTGTTCTTGCGACTTTTCGAGATTGCGCTTTGGCTTGACCGTCGATTGAAGGAGGATAGTTTTGCCAATAATTGAATGATGGATCTTCAGTTATTGCATAGTCTGTCATGACAGTCCCACTGAGGCCATTTGCAAAGAAGGCATCAGTTTGTGCTAATACACCACCATCGGTGACAGTGGGTGTAAATTTAACCACTATTTTGAATACTTGCATGTATTTGTACAAGCCTCTATACTTTGCTAATAAATCGCTTGAACCTAGATATAATATATTTTCTTGTACTCTTATTTCATCGTTGGTTAGAGGCCTGGTTTGGTTATCTAGTTGTATTGTTTCTCCACTGGTAGTATCACCGATACGGAAACTAATTTCACTTTGAAATGTATCGGCGCTTAAATTGGTGAAGGGTGCTACTGCTGCTGCTGCATTGTTAATTACAACAGGGCAGGAGCTAGAGGATATCTTTAGAAATGTTCCATTGTCTCCAGATTTAGATTTACGTTTGTAACGTTTTAACATTGGTTTACGCTTAGACTTACGAGACTTACGGCCATAACGGCGCTTTTTCTTGTAAGATTTGCGTTTAGGATAATAAGGCATTTTGATTGGGCGGAATTTTTTTTTTGCAAAATTTTTTTCTCTGAATTGTGATTGGCTCTCGTCGTTGAGGCTCGTCAATATATACTACCCACACTAGGGGAAAAATTTTTTTTTCGTACTAAATTTATATATATA